TACGCCCAGTTTCAATGCGTCTTCCTGAGTTACCTTGTTAATGACCCTCGCCGCACGAGCTGCACCGATCAGCGACCCTGCGCCCCTGATGCTATCAACGGTCGCGTCGTCGCCATTACCTTTGCGAATGTGATGCGTTAAGACGAACGCGCAATCTGTTTCGTCAGCTATTTTTCTGACGCTTGCGACCGCCGCGTTCATTGCCATGTTGTCATTTTCGTTGATATGATTAGCTCCGACCCACGGGTCTACAATGACCAGACCAATATTATTATCTTTTATTTTATTGGCCATGTAATCGCGCAGCTCTTCGTCCACGTCTAGCCCGTCTCTCGATTGCTTTGCGAAAATGATTTGCAAGTCTCGACCGGCATCGAGGAACAGCTTACCTCGAACCTCGTCGGCTTTGATCTCGTAATGGATCATTGCCGCAGCGAGCCGTCTTTGCATCTCTTCCATAGGATCTTCGAGGTTAATCAGCCAGACATTACAAGGCTCTACAACTCGTTCTTCAAGTAGCGGTTTACCTGTCACAATGGCAAGCGCTTCGACCGTTTGCATCGATGTTTTACCGACGCCACCGGCTGATGCTAATACACTGACATTTGATCTGATGTAATGCCGAGCATAGATCCAACGCCGCTTCGGTATGCTCGCCGGATCTACTGGATCGAATGGCGTCGGCCACTGACGCTCCGACTCGATAGCTTCTTGCTTTACCTGTTCTACGCTTTTGGCGCCGGAGAGGGCTTGCCTCAACTTGTCCTCTCCGGCTTCCTTTAAGTAGTCGTTTGCATCTTTGACGTTCTCGACGCCCAAGCTATCAAACCTGACTACCGATACAGACGTGCTACCGTCGCCCCTGAGAACCTCTGCACATTTCTCGACGTCAAGGTCGGGATCTGCACAAATGGTTACGTCTGAGGCTCGTGGGACGTTGTACGTCTGCATCCCCGCCTTACCAAATGTACACACGATAGCAGCCTCGACGTGGTCTTTGGTAACCTGATGTATCGATAGAGCGTCTTCCGGTCCTTCGGCCATAATGATAGCAGCTCCATTATGTTCGTCACCGATTCGCATAACGTTACCCGCTATGACGCCTCGGCTATATTTATTGATGCCGTTATGCTCGCGCTTCTTTCCGTCCATCGTTAGCAATACGGATTGTACGCCCTGAACCTCTCCAAGCTCGTTCAGAGCGGGAAAGATGATTGCGGGGCCGTCATATACGTTTGGACTAAACCTCGCTATATTCGTGGCTGTAGACGCTCTCAGCGACCGAGAGTTTAAATATAATAGCGCCGGTCTGATTGCATCTTTGTTTTCTCGGCTAATCGGTACGGCTCTTTCCCAGACTTCCCTAGCCTTTTTAATTTTGTCTTGCCGTGTTTCCTCGTCACGGACAAGCATTTCCTTTTGCGCCAACCGACCCACAAGCCTATCGAACTCGCTCGATGTATATGGAACGGTATCGCTATTTTCTAATATCTTTGGATTTTCGCCGCCGCGTTTAAAACCTGATCCGATTGTCGCTTTGATCTCGACCTCGTTTAAGCCGATGCTTTTGGCTGCGGTATGTAAATCTGTGATAGCTAGGTCGATGACATTTGCGCCCAGATGCGCGTGCCTTCCTAGCGTGTAAGCTGCCTTGTTAAGCGTTTCGTTACGGCCACCCTTGAAGGCTGCGATAACGTCGCTAACGGCGCTTTCCCTAACTTTGTTAAAATATGCTTCGCTCATTTATAAACCCCTGTTTCAATAAAATGGCGCCCCGCAATATGGGAACGGGGCGCCAAGTATTTAGAAAAAGTCCTCGTCTTTGTCAGCCGTCGAAGTCTCAACCTGTTTTACTTCTTCGGCTTTCTGGGAAACAGGGGTTGATTCGGACTCTTCCTTACTGGGCATCTCGATCCATTTATCGACGACAAACCCAATATCGTAAGTAGTGTTACCTGTCGCTGTAACAATGGGAGATGACCCAGTTACCTTAACAACAGGAACCTTACCTGTAGAAAACTCTGCCTCTTCTTCTACTCTATTGTACACGGCTGCTATGAAATTACCAACAGCCATTGTGTTGCTTGAAAAGGTAGCGTGGCCATGCTTAGGAACATAGACCTCTACCTCAAAGCCGTTTTTATATTCGACCGCGCCTTCAGGCTTAGTCGTTCTTTGAGATGGTGATGGCCACGGCTGCCAATCGCGGAACCCCTTGTCGATTGCGAGCCATCCAAACGTTACGTTTTTGATGTCGATTGCCATGCCCTTTGACACGTCAAACTCGACGACTTCCTTTTCGGTTGTAACCACGCTCCATTTATTTTGCGGGGTGTGAACCCTGATGTATTGATTTGCACCAGTTGTTTCTTCAGTAAATGATATTGGCATAATTGACTCCTTGTCTTATTCGCCTTGTGTAAATTTAAACGCCCAACGGGGGATCTCGACAGTTTGCGTTTTGCCGAACTCATAGTCCCAGACGTCAGTTTTTAATGCATTGGAATACTTCTCCAGTGCATACTCGACAGCCGCAGCGCCCTCTCTGAGCGATTGGCTGCTAAGTTCATAGACCCCAACTTTAAACGGGGCTTTCTTTCCTACGCAGATAAATACAAATCTATCTACCTCTTGCTCTGCTATCATCATCACCCTCCGGTAAAACTGGTCTTGGAAATGATAAGCAAAATTTGCTGTAGCTTTAGCAAAACCCTCCGGTGATGGATCGACCGTCGTTTTTAGGTCAAGGAGTGTTGCTATGTCCTTGCGCCATCCGTCTGGACGAATACGCAAGTCTACATTGTAAATGGCGTCGAAGGCAAAAACACTTTGCTCGACTAAAAGATCTCCGCTAAGCAGCTCAGCCGCGTCAGGATTAGCTCTTACCGCTTCGGCTGATCTACGAGCTACATCGTACTCTTTGGTCGTTAGAAGCACGCCTCCGGCTTCCTCAGCCTCGGCTAGTAGCTCCTTATATGCGTTTGAGTTTGCGCGTGCATCGGTGTGCAACACGGTATCAGCTTTATCAGGCTCGAACACGAAAGTATGTGTTGCGGTTCCCTGAAGCATCGCTCGCGTCGTTTCTCTCTCGCCATGCTTGAAGTCTGCTAAGCTTTCGTAAGCTATGACCTTACCGCCGGAAGCGCTCAATGCGGGGCTACTATGGTACTCCGCATTTGAAATGCTTTTTATTTTGGCCAAGTCCTTGTCCTTCCATAGTTTGCAATCAATATACTTTCTGCCCGATGTTCGTCTTTTTTTCTTTGTAGTTTTGGCGTCAGATGTGGATACCATTGCTGCGCCAGACGTCTTGCCGCGTCTTTATCTTTTGGTAGTGCCAGAGCTTTCTTCCAAGCTGAGGGTGCGATTATCGTATGTGGAAACTCCGATAAGACGCAAGTAGAAATAATTTGCCCAAACGCGTAACCTAATTTGAAAGTCGAGCTGACACCCTGCTTTGGCATGGGTTGCTGCCTCTCGATGTAGATGTGCTTTACATCGCCAACGCTTTTGATCAGATCCATAAGAACAGCGACATCAACGCCGCCTTCTGTAAATACTGGTAGATCCTCTACATCTGACCATTCGTCGCTCACAAAGCCTACACCGCCAGTGCGGTAGCCGCAATCAATGCCAATAATCATGTTTGAACTTCACCTTATCTTTTTTCAGATCCTTGAGTACCAACGACCGAAAGTATGTATTGAGAGAAATCCCCATACGACTGGCTTTTTCTTTAGCAAGATCGATCAGCTCCTCCTCCATTCGAGGACCGACCTGACCGATCTTTCGTTCCTGTTTTTGCGTGTTCATTAATATCTCCTTTAACGCATCGTTAACAGATTGTGAAAAAAGTGCAAGGGGTTTGTTAAACCCCTCTTTATTGTTTTATTCTTTTTGCAATTATTTCCTCTGGGCCATTATAATATCTACCCATTAAACGAAGTTCTGTGTAATTATCTGTTTCATCTAAAATTTTTTTAGCCTCAGCTAAGTTTAAATACCAAGCGCCTTCATTTAAACGCTTAGAAATTTCTTTTCCTGATTTAGTCGTAAAAATTGCTCTATTCATTTTTATCTCCTTAAAAGTTTATTACTGAACCAGTTTTTTTTGCAATATGTGCGTCGTTAGCTTCTTTCCAACGCTTAATACCTTGACGACGCTTTTCATCATAACCTTCATTAAGTTTTGCTAAAGCTTCTACTAATGCTTTTCTGCTACCATCAGTAACGATTATTTTCATGTGCTTCTTTGACCAATCCTGACCGCCCAAGCAAGTGTGTGGAGTATCTTTCCAAGCAAACTCCCACTCTTCTAAACATTCGGCTCTAGTGGTAGCGCCAAACTCATCGCACCAACCCATAGTTGGAGTTCCGAAATCTAAAACTAATGTATAATACTTTGTAGCCATTTTTACTTCTCCTGATTCGTTATATAAGTATAATGCGTTAACAATCTGTTAACGTCAACCCCTTATTTCAATATTAGCTAAAGTATGTTAAAAAAGGAAAAATGGAGTTTATTATGGATAAATTGCCAAAAGTTAATATTGCCGTCATTGGAGTTATTTGTTCTAGTTTGGGCGGTATGGTGTGGTATGCCAGTGAGCAAGCCTCGATCATTGCTAACCTCGAAGAGACTGTGGCTGTCCTCGATGCCCAGAGCAATACGACTGATAAGGTAAATATGCAGCGCGACATTGAGCGCAACCAAGAGCATATACAGGAGTTGATGGATATACTTTCTGAAGTATACGAGGACATGGATGATGCTGATCAGGAGCTATGGTCGGAGATCGATACGATCCACGAGGACACTGGATCAATGGCCGGACACATGATGGAGATTATTAAGCTTCAATCGAGGGTCGCTATACTAGAAAAGACAGTAGAGTTTACCCGCAAAGACGGTATGTAAAATGGATCCTCTTACAATATTAGGGACCGTCAAGGCTTCTATCGCGGCCGGTCGCACCGTCGCATCACTGTCAAAAGAATTGGGACAATTTTTTGATGCTACAGACAGCGCAAAAAAGAAATTACAGCAAAAAGGCGTGTCTGGTTCGAATGTAAACGCTATAGCTATGGAGCGGTTTGCCAAACTAAGACAGGCGGCTGAAGCCGAAGAGGAGCTAAAAAAATTTATATCGGAAACGCTTGGGCCTTCGCATTGGCAGACTTTGCTCAAAATCAGGCGTGAAGTCCTACAAGAAAAACGTGAAGCCGAAGCGCAAGCTCGAAGAGAAGCGATAGAAAGGCAAGAGTTAGCAATAACGATAGTCGGAATAATTGTATTGCTGATTTTTACATTTGTTGGGGCCAGTGCGTATCTCCACTACATGCAATGGATCGACATAAGAGATTGGGTTAGGTGAGACTTGTTGAGGTTAAGCGAAATAGGTTTGTCGTATATACAGAAAGTGGTAAAGTCGTTATACAGACAAGTGACCTAAGAGTAGCAAGGAGGTTTTTAGATGCCGAAAGCTAAGTACGACTTAAACGACAACGGAAAGATCGACCCTGAAGAGCGCGAAATAATGCTCGAAGACAGACGCAGAATCATGATTGACGCCGATGCCAAACGCGACGCTCAACGTCGAATGGCGTGGTTTAGTTTGACAGGTATGCTGTTGTTTCCATTTGGCGTAGTTTTTACAGAGTGGATGGAGCTGCCCAGAGCGTCAGAGATGCTATCGAGCATGAGTAACATATATTATGTCAGTATTGCTGCAATAGTCGCAGCTTACTACGGTTTCACAAACATGGGTAAAAAGGAATGATAGGACAAATTATAGGCGCAGCCGCTCCGATCCTCGATAAGTTTATTGAGGACAAAGACGCCAAGAACAAAATAAAAGCGGAACTTGAACAATCTATAATCGGACTTCAGGCAGCTCAAGCGGCTGCTAATGTGGAGCAAGCAAAGCACTCAAGCATTTTTGTGGCGGGGGCTAGACCGGCTATCATGTGGGTGTGTTGCCTCGGCTTACTAACGAACTTTTTTATAATGCCACTGGCTGAGTGGGCGACGTCTATTTGGGCGCCGGATACACCTCTCCCTCAGCTCAACAGCGAGGAGCTAATGACCCTAACGTTAGCATTATTGGGGCTTGGTGGAATGCGTAGCTTTGAAAAGTCAAAAGGTGTAGCTAGGGAGAGCATGAAAAAATGAGCGAAGCACTAAAACATTTACAAGAGAAAGTCGGTTGCGACGTCATCGACGGAAGCTTCGGACCTAACACCGCCAAGAAAATTGTAGAGCATTATGATCTGTCTGCGTTTCGTGGCGCTCATCTGCTTGGCCAAGTACACCACGAAAGCGGCGGCTTTAGGAAGACTAAAGAAAGTCTCTATTACAGCACTCCTGAGCGAATACAGGCGGTCTGGCCGTCACGTTTTCCTACTGTGGCAAGTGCTGAGCCATACGCTAAAAACCCTGAGAAGCTCGCCGGTAAGGTTTACTCTGGGCGCATGGGGAACCGAGACGAAGCAGAAGCTGCAAAATTTTTGGGTCGAGGATTTTTACAGGTAACCGGACGTAATAACGTAAGATCTTTTGCTAGTGATATGAGACTGCCAGAGGTATTAGATAATCCGATGTTGCTAGAAAAAGAATATGCTTTCGAAAGCGCAGTCTGGTTTTTCAGAGCTAACAAGCTTTTCGAAATGGCTGATAAAGGATTATCTGAAGACAATATCCGTAAGATAACCCGCCGGATTAATGGCGGGTATCATGGTATAGATGATCGTATCGAACAAACGAACAAGATATTTAGTTGGATTTTATAAGCGGTCTAAGTTTTGGTTTAATTATTCTGGTTGATTGAACTTCAGACACGACGCAATACATAGATATTTCGTTGCCGTACAGCTCGTAAATGTGATCATACATATTATCAAATGTGCGGCTGCTTATAGCTTTGATGCAATGTTTTTCGCTTTCGAACCAAACGACCGTATCGATTTGGTGCGTATGCAAAGTGTAGGAAAGCACCAATGCTGTAAAATATTCGATCATTTCATATTATGCTTTGAAATATATTCGGATACTTTGTAGCGGCTAAGATCTACAACTTTAGATATTACCTTTACGTCCAGACCCTCATCGATCAACATTTTTATTTTTTGAGCCATAGCATCTAGCTTAGGCTCTTCGGGTTCGGCTTTTTGTTTCGTTTTCTTTGGTAATGTCATGCCATGCTTTTTAGATAAACGGACATTGCATATATGTGCGTCCTCCTCCATTAACGGCATAATTGTGAGCCATAGGGCCTCATTTGGCGCCATATTCTTTGGCCAGTTAAACTGTTTCATTTTCTTCTCCGATTAATTTATTTATTTTTGTTTCTAAAATATCTGTCAGTCCTAACAATTCTTGTGTGTCATGTGACCGAAAGCTGCCCGAATTTATTTGATCTTTCTGCATATTGTTAAGCTTGCGCTTTATTCTAACAATAACAGCGTCAATATTTTGCCTGTCATCCATTAGCTACTCCAAACTGAACTACCTCGAATATAATCCATAATATAGCCAGTGCATACAAATATATATAATCAACCGTTCTCATTTGATTTTAACTCCTTTTCAATTTCATTTTTTACATTTCTTAAAGCGATTAATTGCGAGGGCATAAACCCGTGGCTTCCCTCTTCTTCTCCATCCATTTCAGCAATAGTTACTTCAAGCTCTCGAATAGAGTTTAGAAGCATTTCAGCTTCTTCTTTATTTGCTACGATTAACATATTTATTCTCCTTCGCTACAAAAGTGTTAACAGCAAGTGAACATTATCGCAACAAAAAAAATACCCCGCCTAAAAAGACGGGGCAAGTTCGGAGAAGTATATATGTAAAAAAGCATATACTATGTAATTTAACTGTTAACTAACACGGACTTGATACGCAAGACTTATCTGGCTAAACTAAAAAAATATTAAAAGGAGGTCATTATGACAGACATGGAATTTAAAGAGTTGATTCGTATCCTTACACAACCGCATCGAGTTCAAAACGTATTTGCGTTGTTTAAACACTGCGAAGAGGCAGCTACATTATTGCAGCAACAAAAAGCTGAAATAGAAAATTTAAAAGTAGCAGCTCCAGAAAAACCTAAAAAGGCTACAGGCTCAAAAAAAAAGCGAGCTAGGGACGAAAAAGGGCGCCTCATAGGAGACGATCCTAATACTCCTGAGAATGAAGCTTGGGTTGATTAAAAGTCTTCTGAGTTCAGTCCTGCAAAGCTACCGAGTAGGCCGCTATAAAATTCAGGCCTATTTTGTATTTTTCTCCTTAACGCAACGTCTGAAAGTTGGCGTTGCGTTAACCGTCCCATAGCTTCACGTTGAGCTTGTGGAGTTCTAGCAAATAGCAGCCGGTTCATTTCCTCGGCAACCGGTCCTCCTACGCCTCTCATTCTACCACCTAGAGCTGTTACGCCTTGACGTAAAGCCTCGCCCCTTCCTCCTAAGAGTAACTGAGCCATATTAGCGGGATCTATTGCGGCCTCTGCGTTTTCTTCAATATTTGCAAACGTATCCGATCCGCTTAAAACTCTTTTGTTTGTTGCGACCATCGAGGCTTCGTCTTTCATAAATTTTTCAAACGTATCAAAAGCTTCTGCGGTAGGAAAAGCCTCTCTCAAAGCATTTCTTTTCTTTGGCGAACCAAAAAGTCTCCTAACAAAATCTATAGAGTCATTTAAATTTGAAGACATTTCTCTTACTTGAGTAATCAATCCAACTTTTAACCCCTCAAATTCTGTTTCGTTCATATTTTTTATCTTACGAACAAACGCTTGTTCGCTCATCTTTTCAAAATCTTTTCCAACATCAAAAGCTCTTTTGATGTCTGACATATCAGCAAACTCTTTGTCAGCCGCCTTGTAAGCTTTATTTTGCTCACCAATAAGTTCTTTAAATTTATTTCTGACTGTTAGAACATCTCTGGCTTTATCGTTCATTCCTTCAATTTTTGAAGTATTTGCATTTATAATTCTATCTAAGCCTTGCGCTATTTTTTGCAGATAAGATGTTGGGACAGTATCACTTTCTAAAACTTTTGCTAAATCTGGCACGATTTCTTCGCCCAGTGTATCCGCTCTATCTTGTATTTCTTTAAAAGCTTCTTTGAAAACTTTTCTTTCAGCAAAAGTTCTAAATGGAGCTGAGTTTATATTTTTTTCTGCTTGATCATATAATGGTTTAAATTTTAATTGAGCTTCTTCGTAAACATCGTCCAAATAATCTAAACCAAACCTACCCTCAGCTTGCATCATTTCCGCAGTTTTATCTGCAATTCTTCCGCTTTGCTCAGCGCTTCTTTCCGTCAAAGCCTCGGCTGTTTCTGTTTGAAGTTTATTCGGAACACTTTGAGCTATTTTACCGGCGCCTCTTGTTCTTACACCAATATCTACAGGCATCATGGGCGCACCGCGTGCCTGAGCCTCTTCTAGCAGCCCAAGAGCTTGGCTAGGCTCTAAACCCTCTCTTCCTAGCTCTCTGTTTACACGGCGCTCTGCTATAGTTCTGGCCCTAGATGCTCCAGATAAACCTAAAGCGTCAAGCGCTCCTGACGCAGTTCTTCCCGCTACTCCTATAGCTGCGGGAGCTACAGCGCCTAATGGCGCACCGATAGCGGCTCCTGTTGCCGCGCTGCCTAACCTGTTTTGAAATCCGCCCTCACCTACACCAAACCCTGCAACAGCGCCCTCTGCGGCTCCTACAGCGCCGCCTCTGGCTAAAGTTGAGCCTAAGCCAGAAGCTTTTGCAACGCCTAAGCCTCCTCTTATTGCTAATCCGGCGGGGACTACAGTGGGAAGTATTGCGCCGCCTATTTCTAATCCGGCTCCTAAAACTGGTTTTGCTTTTTTAAATTCAGCTACGCTTGATCGTACTTCTTCTAACAGCTCGTCATAATTTTCTGAATCAGAAAACTTTGACCTTACATAAGCTTCAGCCTCGTCTCCATAACCTAACATTATACCTTGGGCTAAAGTTCTTAAACCGCCGCTAAGAGTGGCTTTTGCTTTTTTTGGTTTTTCTTTTGGCTGATTTTGTTGATCTCTTAACTTTTTTGCTTCTGATAAAAATAATTTAACATCATCAATGTTTCCCGCTTTTTCTGCGGCTTCTACAGCTTTCATTAATTGATCTAAAGTTGCCATTTAAAAACCTTTTATAAACCGTATTGTTTTAATTTTTCGTCTAAAAATGTCTTAGCATTTCCAGACTCAAGAACCTGTAAAGTTTTGGTTAATTTTTGATATAATCCAAAAATATTATCGGCTGTTTGTTGAGGCATAGTATCAGGATCTATAACACCTGTCATATTACCAAGTAATCTAATGTCACTATCTGAAAGTATTCCAAGCCTAGCACCCGCAGCAATAACGTCTGACAAGTTTTGCAACGTCATAATCGATGTAAGTTTAGAAGCATTTGCTTTAAAATTCTTAAAAGCATTAGTTTCTAAAGTTTCAGGTAAAAATAATCTATTCCCATAAAAGCCTTTGGCATCAACCGTTGCACCTTCTTGCATAGCCAAAGCATCAAACTCTTCCTCTCCAAGACCTGTAGCAGCTAATAACGCTTGTTTAGCAGTAGCAAGAACATCTTTTGTTTGTGATATTTTAGCCTCTTTAACTTTTATTTCTCCCTCTTTTTCTTTAGCAACTTCACTTTGCCGGTCTATTTCTTTTAACATAGCATCGCCAATTTGAGGCTCTATAGTACCTGTTACCATACCCATAATTATAGCTTGTCTCTTAGCGTCTAAGTCTCCCGCACCGGTAGAACTTCCGCCCATGCCAAGCATACTTAAAAACGCAGCTTGTTGTTTTCGAGCTGCTTCTGTAGCAGCCGTAGCAGCCGCCGCTTTACGAGCCATATCCGCTCTTTTGGTAAAGTCTCCCATTATGGTCGCTACAGCATTTCCTTCTTTACCTTGCAAAGCCATACCCGCGTCTTTGATAGCCGCAAATCTTAAAATTCTTCTCATATCGTCATTGTACATACTTGAAGGGTCAGGCGGTGTCGGCGCATTTGGCGCTGTTCCTGTAACTGGGGGAGGGGTAGGAACCGTCTGACCCCCCGTAGCAGCTTCAGGTCTAATTTTAGGACGTAAAGAAGCTGACGTTGGGCTTGTGGGTTGAGGCGCTGCGTTCATATTCATTATGGCAATGTCTTCAGGGGTAGCGATTTCACCCGCCATAGCGCCGGTAAGCCCAAAATCTCTAATCATTTGCTCTGTTAATGTAATCATTTTAAACCCCTATTAACCAAACATCTTAAAGCCGCCGCCCATGCCAAATGAGCCTAAGCCGGATAATACTCTTCCAAAACTACCCATTGGATCTCTTTCTCTTCCGACTGTTGTCCCAATACCCGCAGGAAAAGCTTGTCCGGCGCCAGTAAGAACACCAAACTGAGTTAGAGGATATTGCATTTCTGCTAAGTATTGATTGAAATCCGCGTCTAATTGTTGTTGCTGTAGCTGTCTCTCAGTATCACCCGCAGTCATTTGGGCGCCTAAAATGTTTTGCTGAGCTTTCAAGCCCTGTATGCCGCTTCCCGACAAAGCACCCGCAGCTCTCATGCGTGCTTGATCTTCGAGATTTGCACGTTGCACAGCGCTTTGATAACCTCGCGCTTGCAGCTCACCAAGCGTTTTACCCATTTGAGCCTCGTACTCTCCTTGACGCTCACCCTCCATAATAGCTCTTCGATCACCGCCGAAAGCTTTTGACCTAATAATATCAGCCTCTTCGCCAACACGTTGTTTGGCTCTTTGGCGTTCCATTGCTGCTATAGTTGGATCTATTACATTAGAAGTGTATGCTTGAGTGTAAGAGGAAATATCTTGCTCCCTAGCCTCTGGGCTTCTATTCGCCATATTTCGATATATGTCTGTTGCTTCACCTATTTCAGACGGCAAACTTAGAGCGCCATAACCTCCTAAAGCATCTCTCTGAATTGGAGTTAATCCGGCAACCCTTTCACCAGTGTATTGCCGAAATGGGGTGTCTCTAATATCTCTAGCAAATGGAATAATATCTTGAGTGATAAACTGTTCCTGAATTGGGTCCATTGTTGCTGTTGTAGTTGTCGTCTTACCGCCCATTACGCTATCTCCATTTCAAAATGTCGGTGCATTTCTTTAAAGCCATGCTCTTTGGCCATTTTAGAAAAACCGATCCGTCCGTGTGCCTCAATACCATCTAGCTTACTTTTTTTAGCAAGCTCCTTTAAAACCCTCAAAGCGGCTCTCATCCAAGCCGCCATTGCTACACCACCCATAAACTCTATAAATAAAGTTCTTCTCTGAGGATGTTCAGCTATGCTTGTAGTAAAAGCAGCCGATAACGTGTCCCCTATATAAACTGCCCACATGAGTGAACGTGTAGTCATAATATCCTCTATAACATCATCCATCGATACGTTTCTTTGACTTTTATCAATCGCCGGTTTGATGATAGGAATTATTTTTGGTAAAAATTTTTCTATCTCATCTTCAAGTATCGGCCTGACAAAAACGCTCGACTTTGACGAAAACTTTACAACATTATCCAATATTTATCCACCCCATGTTTACCATGTTGATAAAGCCACTCTTTTCCATATCGCTGTAGACCCGTCATAATTAGCAACACATATATAAATATAATTTGCATCCCAACTAATCATACCCGTAACGTCACCCACAGATCCAGTGTTAGCCGGAGGCGTTGCGTGCTTCATAGCAATTTGACGAAAAGCATTATTGTGACTTACTACAGGATAACTATTAGTATCATCCCATAAAAATATGCCATCAGTAGACGGATTATCGTCAGAAGTTTTAAAAAACAATTTACCTAAATTTAAAGATAAAAATTTATTTAGTTGTCTTGCGTATTGTCTTATATCTGGACCTATTATTGGAGGAGTAACTGGCATTATCTGCGTCCTCCAGCTTTTGTTTCTAATCTCATAACGCCTACACGCCAATCTGTAGCCTGATCGCCTTCAACGCGCATTTTAACCTGTCTGCCAGTAAATCTTACTGACGTTGGGTTAGTAGGGTTGTAAGGGCCAAAAGTGCGTTCGGTATCGTTAGGATAAAATCTTGTCTTAAATTTTAAATCCACATCACCTTGTGTTTTTTCGTCAGGTATAACTTCAGTAACTTTTGCAACTTGATCACCGTTACCAATACTTATAGCTCCTGTTTCGCAAAAAATAGACGAACCCTCGTAGTTAAAACCTATTTCATGGTTCATTATATCTGTCTTTGCACTGTGTTTAGCCATAAATGGATAGGCAAAAACACCGCGACTTACGCCTGACGTTCTTGATAAATTACCTATGAGCCAATGATTATCTTTAAAATCATAAGCTACATAACGATCTATTTCTGTAGATCCAGACGAACAGTAAAACCACCAAATTTCACTATGTGCGCCATTCACCATTGCCCACACTTTTGATTGTTGAGCTTGGTTAAAATCATTAAACACATAATCGTGAACATCACAATTTAGAGTTTGTACGCTGTTACCATCAAAATAATGAAAATTTTCTTGACCATACCAATACGCACCTTGATCAGTTGTTACCGCACTTAACCGAGATACCGCGCCACAATTTGTCCCAACTCTTTGACTAGAGTAAATATAGGGAGGACCAGTATACTGCATGAGATGCGCGTCTATATCAGTTATGATAAGAGTTGCCCCTCTTGCTCTAATTCCGGCCATAATTTGCCCCGCCGTTTGTAATTCTACGGACCCAGCCTGATTGGTACTAGCGGGGGTCCACAATGTGTTGTCTTCAAAGTCACACCACTGAACTTTACGACTATTACCACCAGCGCCTAGCGCAAAGATAAACCGTTCTTCCGTTACAACTATACCTTTGTTGTTAATAGGTGCGTTTGTTATTGGTTCTGCAACCGTCTTTTTCTTTAATGAAATATTATCAATATCAAAGTTTGGCGTATTGTAAGCTTGCGGTATTATTTCAATTTTTACCGCCGTATCATCTGCACCAAATCTAAATATATTTGAGCCAACAGCTAAAGTTTCATGCACATGAACCGTTGTGCTAGTTGTGCCAGTAACCTTAATTTTGACGTTAGGAACAGTAGTAGCGTCATTGTCATCATTAGGGTCTATTAAATCAACCGTAACATCGTAGCTATCTTGTATGTCAGGCGTAACAACTAGACCGCTTACTGTTTGGTCTAAATTACCAAAGTTAAGTCTTTGCAGTTGGTGCGTAGAGCCAATATCTTGTCTTATAACGTGGCTAGACCCAATATCTAAATCAAAAGAGTGGTTAGTGCCTAATGACCCAGCGGGTGGAGTTAAATTAATTGCAGCGCCGCCAGACGTAGCAGCTAACTGAAATGTGTTTGTTGTTGCACCTACAACAAAATAATTTGTTCCTGTTGTTAAGCCACCTATGTTTGTGCCGCCCCCGTTGGAGTACGTTACCTCGTTGCCATTTGCCAAACCATGACCAGAAATTGTAATTGTTTCTGTGTTGTAGTCTATAGGAGCAACCGCAGATGCAGCGACAGTAGTAATAGTATTGCCCATCCCTGCACCATGAACCGAACAAACGTAAGTCAAACCACTAGCAGGGGCATTTGCTGGAACAGCGAAGGTAACACTTGCGCCAGACGTTCCTGCCGTTCCTGTTGTCGTAACTCCTGTGGTATAGCTTGCACCACCATTTTGAAACACTAACGGATGCCCACTATTAGAAGCATCGGACATATCAAAAGTATACGTTGTTCCTCTAATCAATGTTAAAACTGGCGCTGTTACGCCATTAAAATGAAACCTGTTAGCACCACCTACATTAGCCACTGTTACTGTATTGGTTGTTGGGCTAACCGAAGCGCCGTTTGGATCAAAAGAAACATTAAAATCAGCCGTAAGATCAATAGCTGCACCGCCAGACGTTGCTGCTAACTGAAACTCTGTGCCAGAAGCGTTAATAATAAAATAGTTAGTATTGTTAACCAAACCGCCTATGTCTGTTCCAGATCCATTAGAGTAGGTAACTTTGTCACCGTTAGAAAATGTGTTAGACGTAACGATTTTATTATTGGTTACATCTTTTACAGCATTGTCATCAGCGTCAAAAGTAACTTGCTTGTTTGCTGACAGATTAATAGCAGAGCCACCGCTTGTTGCAGCAAGTTTAAACGTGTTTGCAGTTGCAGAAACTATGAAATAATTTGTTCCATTAGTCAGGCCATCTATAGCGGTCTGTCCAGTTGGCACAACATAAGTAACCTCGTCACCATCTGCAAAATCATGTCCTGTTATTGTAATTGTGTCATTTGCTACATCAACAATCGCTGTATCATCTGCATCGAATAAAGGCTTGTATTGTGCATATGCAGCAACACCTCCAGAAATTGACCAGTTAGTTCCTTTATTCCAACTAGCATCGGTTGCATAATTACCATTAGTAACTAATTCAGCGCCAATGGTTGTTGTTAAATCCCATTCCCAAAGACGCCCATCATCGTTGTGAAGACCAACTAAGTTTTCTCCAAAGTTATCTAATTGCCATGTTGTAGCTTCTTGAGGCACACTATCGCTTGTTACCGCCGCTGGTTGACCATAATAACCTATGCCGTAAAAACCAAAACCAAATCCAGTATTAACCGCCGCATCTTCACGACCAGCCGCTAAATCGTCAGGCGTAATATCGTAGCAAATTCCTGCACCTGTCATTGCCACTAATTGATCATGTGAGCCACCAGCCACCCACGCAGTACCATCGTTAGATTGCCAAGAGTGCATACCCCTAACAGGGTTATTAGCAAACGCTGCCTTGCGTGTTGTCCAACCTTTGATTGGCTTTAAACTACCGTCTAACCACCGCACCAAGCTTCCATCACGCCACCTATTTGACGCCTCGAACTCTGTGCCGTTTCTATAAAATCCTGCTGGTAATTTTAAGGGTACTAAAGGCATTATGTTAAAGCTCCATAAACTGTACCGTTGTTAGTTATACTATAGCTATATCCGTTGTCCTCGATTGCTTTGCCGCCAGATCCACCACTTGCGCCGTAGCCATTACCACCACTAGCACCCCAGCCGCCGCCACCGCCTCCACCGTTATAAACCGCGCCACTGTGTCCTGCGTTGTTACCAGCATTACCAGCACTACCCCCTGCACCACCTGACGCAGAGTTACCTGTGGCTGTAGTATGACCATTACTATTACCTGACCAGTTTTGGCTGCTATCTGTAGCATGAAAGTAAGAATAATAACCACCAATTCCAGGCAAAATTCTACCACCGCCGCCGCCAAGAGCGCCACCGCCAGTTTGAAAAGTATTTGAATGTCCGTGACCACCGCCACCGCCAGCACCGCCGCCCCAAGCTGCGGCCTGATTGCTACCATAGTAACTATTTGTAATACTTCCACCTGAAGCGTTGAGAACACCACCGTTAGATGTGCTGTTGCCTCCTCCGCTGCCACCGCCAGCGCCGCCACCACCGCCAGCTACTTTTACATTGTTAGTGTCTGCAAATCTACGTCCGCCGCCTCCTCCGCCGCCTCCTCCAGCGATATAAGCGCCAGAGTTTAGAATAATGCTTACGCCTGATGATGTTATGCTGATTGCGTTACCGCCGTTTTGCCCATTTGTAGCAGAACCGCTTGCTGTCGTAGCACTACCTGTGTACCATCCACCATTTCCACCTCTACCAATAACTTTGCCACTGATATTAACAGTGCAAGGTATGTCTACAATCAAAGCAGGAGTGGAAATACTGTCTGACCATACCCAAAGATTAGAAGGTACATTAAGAGTACCGCCAGATGAAATGTAGCTGGATGCAGTAATTTGTTTTAATTGAGCCTGTCCGTTAATGGTGCTTCCGCTTGTAGGTAGATCAACTTCAGATGCAGCACCGTAATAATCTGCAAAATCTGTCTCGCCTCCTAAAGTAGAGTTAATTGTTCTTCCTGCGGCTGCTTGTAAGCCTCTAATATCAGTGTCATTCATACTGGCAGTGGTACCAGAAGTGCCTCCTGCCTCTACATGAATGTCGTTAAGACTTATAGCACCGCTAGTTTGAAGAGCCATTAGACACTACCGTAAGCTGTTACGTTTCCTGTGACCGTTAAATTACCACTAGCATCTAGCTTCATTTTATTTGTGCCACCTGTTGCAAAATATAAAACACCGCCGCTTTCTGTTATTTTCCAGTTACCAAAAACAACACCGCCAGAACTATCGTATACAACAGCTTTATTATTAACGACTGTGCCAGCCGCAGCACCATCGAGTAAATCAAACTCCGTAGAAGAAACGCCTGTTGCTCTTAAATCTTTTGCATAATTTAAATCGTCATGCGTACCAGTAAAACCATCTATTTTGTTTAATTCTTCCGCCGTTGTCGTGACAGTAGTGCCGTTTATTTTCAATGCGCTTAAATCAGGCGATACAGTGCCAGCCGTACCATTAACTGTATCTTGTACAGCCGTAAGTGCCGTATTGATTGTCTGACCCCATGTGTCCTGACTACCACCCACTGTTGGAAGTGTTAAATTTAAAGCCATTATAATCTCCTATTTATTAACACATATCATGTTATGCCGCTTCCGTCCATGTCTCAGATGGTGTGTCGGTTGTTTCTGTCCATATTTCTGCGCCAACAGAAATTTCTGTGTAAGTTTCGTCTGGCACATTAATTTCAGAAAATGGAAAACGTGCCGTTCCTACATCTACTAGCCCTGCACTTACTGGATTTGCTGAGAAAACAACAGTTAACGTAAGTGTGCCTGTTCCTATTGTTGGATTGCCAGTGTCAAAAGTCGCCGCTACCAGATTGTGCGTTTGTGTTATTGTTGGGCTGCCGACAGTTGGGTTTTGTGTAGCTATATTAGTACCGACTAAATTATAACTTACGCTTGCTGTTGGGCTTGCTATGGAAACTGCGCCGCTATCTACGTTTGTTCCTACGAGTTGATAATCATGGCTAAATGTGGC